GAGGAGTGTTACCTTTTCCAGTAGCAAAAGCGGTGTTTGAAAATCAACCGTTTGCAGAACCTCAACCTTATTTGCGTCCAGCTTTAGAGAATAATGTAGGAAGTCTTGAGAGTGAAGTTGTTAGTGTTGCAAAACAAAACGCACCTTAGTTTCCGGAAAGATTTATTTATTTATATACACGTATTCAATATTAGAGTGTGGCAGACGCTAAAGATACTAAGTGGCAGGTCTATCGACCAGAGTGGTATAACGAGAGAATCTTAGAGACGTATATTAGTTCTCCTATTATCGACAAACAGAATGATAAGATAGGTACTGACACAATTAAAGAGTCCATGGATTTCTATATGAAATACGGGGTTTATTCATACAAGCATGAAGAGATGCCAGTAGGGCTACCTCTTGCATACAAAGTTAAAGATGGTAAAGTCAAAATACGTGTAGGTGTACACAACAAGCTTCCGATGCACAATCGTGTGTGGGAAGAGATGAAGATTTACGGTGACAAGGGTGGCTCCTCCATTAGAGGGGAAGCCGAAAAACAAGAGAAGGTTTGCGAAGGAGACGTCTGCCACAACAACATCTCCGAGCTGTCTCTCTGGTCTGTATCATGGGTTGGTAACAAACCTGCTAACCCAGAAGCTACTGTTACAGAAGTAGCAGCAGCAAAAGCAGATGAACCAATCAAACTGACAAAGCAAGTAACTCTAGATGAAGTAGAGGGAATGTTAGAAAAGATAATAGCACGTAGGGGAAAGAAATATTGTTTGTTTGCTAAGAAAGACAGGAAATTATTAGGTTGTCATTCTACGCGCGCAGGTGCAGTAAATCAAGAGCGAGCAATACAAGCTAGAAGATTTAGTAAGATGAACGAAAGCCTTGACGATATACTTGGGATTATAAACAAAGCTGAGTATCAAGGTAATAAGGTTGAACTTAACAAGCCTTTTCGGTTGAAGGGTGAGAACAAGAAATTTGGAGTTTATGCAAAAAACGAAAAGGGTAATACAGTACAAGTGAAGTTTGGCGACCCTAAGATGGATATCAAGCGTGATAGTCCTGAAAAACGTAGGAACTTTAGAGCAAGACATAACTGTGATAGTCCCGGTCCTAAGCATAAGGCAAAGTATTGGTCATGTAAGATGTGGAGTACAAGTAGTGTAACTGACATATTAGGAAAGATTGACAAACATATATGGGATATTGCAGGTATTAGAAAGTGTAAAGTACAAAAAAGTATTGCTATGATTAGCAAAAAAAAGAAACCTAAACAAGATTACAGGTCAGGTGGTAGAACTCCTAAAGGTAAAAAACCAAGGCGTGACTCTCCAAGTAAAACACAATGGGACAATTGTTTACAGAATGCTAAAAGATTAAAAGATTACTATGGTAGGCCAATGACAAGTACGCCAGAAAGGTTTTGTGGAGGTCTTTGGTTTGATTATCAAAAGTTTGGTCATAAAGATTCAGGTTCAGACCGCTCACCTAAACCTCCAAAAGCTCACGGCCCTCGTGGAGGCGGTAAAGAACCGGGTAATGTAAGAGACTCTAGTGGTTATAAATTTAGAACGGCAATGTTTGACACATCTAATTATAGTCCTAAAACTTTAAACCGTAGAAATATCGGCACTATTCTTGGCGGTAAAAAGTAGTTTCCGGAAAGTTTAGATTACTTATATACCCTTAGATACATAAACAGACATGACAGAATGCACTTGTGGTGGCAATCACGCTAAATCTGAGGACGAAGAAATCGTTGCAACAGAGGAAGTCGAAATAGCTGCTGGATTAGAAGAGCCAGTTGAACTTGGTAAGGAAGAGGCACTTATGAAAGATATGGAAACCACCCTTGCTAAACTAAAAGAAGTACTCACGTACCTTGAAAATATGGGCGAAGAGAAAGCCGAAGAAGACGAGGAAGAAGAGGAAGAAAAACCTGAAGAAGAGGAAGAAGAAGAAGAAGAAGAAGAAGAAAAGATGTATCAAGATAAGAAAGAAGAAAAATCATCTAAAATCGAAGACTTAGAAAAATCTTTAGCAACCTTGAAGAAACATGGAATTAACGTTTATACAGGCAAGAAAGCAACTCCTGCTCCAGCTCCAAAAGCTGAAGAACAAAAGGAAATTGACTTTTTGAATGTATCAAAATCACTAGAGGAAATCGATAGAATGAAATCAAACAAAAACTTAGTAGGAGGTTTCTAGAATGGCTGGAATGAGTTTTGAAGATTACGTCAACGCTTACTATACTGGCGGTTTAGATATCTCAGCAAGATATGGCATAAAGAAAGACGTATTACGTTCAGACGGTGGCGGAACAACTTCTGACGCAGCATACTTTAACACAATGTATGGAGCATCAGTTTTTAATCAGCTAAACACCAAATCTGATGTATTTAAGTTATTCAGAAAAGAAGGTTGGACACAATCTGGTTGGAGAGTATTAACAGCTCGAACTGTAACTGGTAGCAATACTGGAGTAGCAGAAGGTGGAGCATTTGGAACATCAGATGTACCTGACCTAGAACTAGTAGAAGCAGAAATCAAAGAAATTGTAAGTCCTTACACAGTGACTACAAAAGCAGCTATCTTAGCTGAAGCAGATGATGGAGTTAAAGGATTAGCAGCTTTCCTAAGAGCGCAAGCAGCAGAAGCACATTCTTTCCATATTGATGCAATGTTGACCTCAGATTACGCAGCAGGAGCCTCACTTCTTAATTTTGAAACCTTAACTCGTGTAGCAAGTAATTTTGCTCAAGTAGCAGCTAATAGTTCAGTTGTAGCAGCAGAAGTTGACATTTACAACCTAGGAACAAGAGGAGATGGAGCAACATGGGCTGATGGTTTTGTTTACGCAGGTAATTCTGATGGCACAGGTTCATACGGAACTAATGAAGTATTAAGTTTAGCTGCATTAGATGCAACTATTCAAAATGCAATAGAAAACGGCGCATCATACGACAACTTAATGTTTTTGATGGGTCATCAACAACTAACTGAATTGAAACAATTAATTACAGCAGGAAGTTCAAATGCAACATGGAGAATGGCATTAGAAGCTCAAGCACCAAAAGGAACAAACGGAGTCGCTTCAGAACCGGGAATGAACCTAGATGGACGCATGGGATACTATGACAGCATACCAATCTACGCAACACAACATTTGGCTACAGAATTAAATGGTTCATCTGGTGGAACTGGAATGGGTCCAATTCTATTATTAGATATGGAAAACCTTTACATGAAGATTGCAGCACCAACAACTTTCTTGGCACAAGAAGATTTGGCAAACGTGCAAGCATTGAAGAGAAACTATGCATTCATGACTGCTGGAGAACTAATCTGTACTAAGTTCAATACACAGGGACTAATTAGAGATTTGAAGAGCGCTTAGATTAATTGGAGCTATGATTACATGGTTACGATTAGGTACAAAGGGAATAGGCTTTCTTTTGGTAGGACTGACGGTGGGCGTAGCATTACGTTCCACCCAAATGCAGTCTACACGTTTGACGAGAATGACAAAAGAAACAAAGAGTTTGTTAAAAAACTACTTACCAAACCAGACGTCTTTGAAGTCCAAACTAAAGTTGGGACTAAGAAGGTCGGCGCAGGGGTTAGAACTGGCAGCAAAGCTTCTCGAAGCAAAACCCAAAAGAAAGTAGACAAAGCACTTAAAAAGCCAAAGGGACTTAGGAAATCCAAGGGGAAAGCTAAGTAATGGCAAATACAGTAACAAACAAAAGACACAGCAATTCATTAAAAACATCACTAGTAACAAATGGTGCAGTAGTAGCACTTTCAGGAAGTGCCGCTGTTGCTATTAGCGAAATAGATGCAACTGTATATGAAAGAGCAACGTTACAAATTAAACACGGAGTAAGTTCTGGAACGGCAACTATAACTGCAAAAGTATATGGTAGTTTGTTTGATGAAGCAGGAACTGTTGGTGGAGCTAACTGGACACAGATTGGCGATGATATTACAATAACAAATGCTACAAGCGCAATGAAATCTATAGCTACTACGGGTTTACGGAATTTAGGTGTTACAATGACTATAGCTTCTGGAACTCCAAATTTCACAGCAGGTAATTGTAAAGTATTCTTACAGGGGACCATTTAGTGAATGGCTTCTCCTATATACTCTGAAATTGTCTTCGTAAGTGAGGTTGTCTAATGACAACGTTTACATCTACACAAGATGGAAATTGGGATGATGATGCAACGTGGGGATTGTCAGATGGAGACTATCCGGGTAATGGCCATACTGATGGGACTGACAGAG